TACAAGAGATGTAGCACGACTTCCACAAGTAGAAAGTGCGCTTTCTGAATTGCCTCAGTTAAGAGCTAAGGCTCAAGAAGAATTTTTGCGTGGCACCCAGGCGCAGACAGTAGCAAAAGCTGAGGCGCAAAAAGAAGCCGAAACAATGAAGCGCGTAGGGCTAGAAAAGATTTACGAAGCGCCAGAAGTGCAACAAGAGACTATTGAGTTTAAGCCTACGCGCATGGAAATGGAGGATTACAAGGCCCTAGCAGGCTTGCTTGTTGGTGCGGCAGCAATCTTTGGCGCTGGTGGAAAAGGGTCTGCAATGTATGCCCTTAGTGCGCTTAACGGCATGATGTCTGGGTATAACAAAGGCCGTGCTGACTTATTCAAGCAGCAAGCGCTAGAGTTTGATAAAGCCATAAAGTCTGTGCAAGAAAAAAACAAGCAGGCTTTAGATGCTTTAGCCAGAATGAAAGAAAACTTAGTCGCGAAAACCGATGAGTTTTTGGCTGAAAAAAGTCAACAAATTGCTATTGATAGTGGTGGAATTCTTGCTGCTCAGTTGCGCATGAATGAACTTGATGCGGCAGAAAAAACTCTAACAAACTTGCAAAATGGAATGGAAAAAAGAATATCGTCTCATGAGGCTGCGATGGCTAGAAGCGCAGAGAGAGAAGAGGCTAGAAAAGACAGGATTGCTTTTCAAAATGCTATGTTGTCATTAAGAGAAAGAAACGTCGCTGTACAAGAAAAAAAGGAAAAAAGTCCAGAAAAAAATCTGAAACCACCTCCAAAAGAAATTGTTGCGCAGAATCAATTGCGTAATTCGTTAATACCAAAGTTGGAAGAGGCCTTGCCCGTTCTTGACAGGATGAATAAAGAGGGTAAGTGGAGCACGATGACGACGTTGCTAGCGCTAGGCCAGTATGGAACTAACGCCGCAGAAGCGACGTTCAAAGATGATCCTGAAGCGCTGAACTTAATACTCACGCTTGCTTACTTTAGATCAAAAGAGTTTGAAACTGCTGGTAAAGCGCTCACTCGAAAAGAAGATCAAATTCTTGCGCCGATTGTTCGTGGCGACTTGCGTGTTTACGAAGGTATGCGTAATGCTATGAGTCAAGGATTGAAAACTCTTAAGCAAGAGCAGGCTGGATTAGAGAAAACCTATCCTTACTTGGAAGCCTACAACAAAGCGTTTCGAGGTGATGCTGCGGAACCAAGTGCGCCGTCTAAGCAATTGAGTGAACAAGACCAAGCTGCTCTAACCTGGGCGAATGCTAACCCGTCAGACCCAAGATCAGCGGCGATTAAGGCAAGATTAGGAGTTCAATAATGGCTTTTGATCCAGATGCTTATTTGTCGCAAAAACCTTCTGCTGGGTTTGATCCAGATGCTTATTTAGGGCAAAAACCTTCCCGCGAAGCAGAAATTCCACCGTCTAATGAGCCAAAAAAGCAGACTTATGATTTGCTTGGTGGTATTAAGGAGGTTGGAAAAGCAGGGTTAACAGGTGGTTTAGCAGGCATTTTCACGCCAGAAATTGTCAAGGGTGCTGGATACGGCATGATGGCAATTCCTCAATTGCAGCGATTTGCACCGCCCGTCATTGAGGCTGGGAGGTCAATGAAAGGTCTAGCACCACGCGCCAAAGGCTCTGTTGCAGGCGGGATTGGCGGGACAATTGGAGAAACCGCTGGGCAAGCAGTAGAAGCCTATGGCGGCACACCTACGCAAGCAGAGGCTGCAAGGTTTGTTGGCGGGATGGCTGGCCCAGAAGCCCTATTCCAAGTTACAAGACCGTTTACCGCAGCAGGTGGTTATGGCCTTTCTTTATTGGCTAATAAGTTAGGCGTTCCTATAGGTACAACCGCAAGAACCATAGGGCAGATGCTGCAAGAAAAAGGTGTCACAGATGCCAATTTGACACAGCGTCAGCGCGAGTTTGTGCAGCAAAAGATTCAGTCAATTAGAGGTGGCGCAGAAACGACGCAGCCCATGAAAGACATCATGAGCATGTTGCAGCAAGCCTCTCAAAAGATTATTCGTGATGCTGACGAACAGGCTAAAGGATTAGAGGCTGAAGGCCAGAAGTTAATAGCGCAAGCGCAGTTTGCTGGTGGCCGTATGACGCAAGATGCAATGATGCGCATCAGTAAGTTGCAGGGTCAGTTTAACGAAGCCGCTGACCGTGTGCGAGAGCGAGCAAAAAAGCAAGGTGAATTTGTCATTGATCAAGCTAATGCAACTGCTAAAGAACTTCGTGATGCGGCTGCTAGCAAGGCCCCTGAAGTTCAAGCTGCAGCAAAAACTCAGGCCGATCAGATAATCGCTGCCGGAAGGAAACAGGCTGACGATTTGACTGCTCAAGCAAAGCAACAGTTGCAACGATTGAGCGAAACAAGAGATAGTTTGCTTAAAAGCATTCCAGCAAGAAGAGAAGCGGCTGGGCAAGAGATTGGTGCTGTTGGTCAACGGGTAACGCCTACAGACCTTGGAACGCAATTACGTGATCAGTTTTCCAAAGTTTTTGGTGAACTCAAGGCGGTACGCGAAGCTAATGTTAAAAAGTACAAAGACGAAGCATTTTCTGCTGCGTTAGCGAAAGAACAGGCAGGGACTCGATACAAGCAAATTCCTGAATTCGATAACATTATTCAAGAAATTACTGATGAGATTGTTGACCCGCAAACAGGTCTTGCTAGAGCGATACCAGAGCAACGCGATCAGTTAACAAAAGTAAGAGATTTACTTGTCAGAGGTATTGGACGTAAAGACCCTCAGACAGATCAAATCAAATATCAACCATTAAGTTTTAATGGCTTGGAAACCTTAAGAAGGCAGTTGCGTGATCGAGCGTCTGGCTTGCCAGCAGAAGGTTACGATGCAATCAACCAGCAGCAAGCGAGAAGGCTTGCCGAGCGTGTTGAAAAGATCATGGAAGACTTTTCTCCAGGTTTAAGAAAGTATCTTGATCAGTATCGACAAGACAGTCAGCCATTAAATCAGTTCAAGAACAAACTTGGCAAAGCAATGGTTGGTGTAGAAGATTTTGACTTCTCTCAATTCGTTACTGACCCGTCAAAACTTGCTGGTGCTGCATTTAGTTCTGCAAGCACGGTGCGACAGCTCATCAACACCATTGGCGAGCAACCGTCTGAACAGTTTGCACGTTCTTTTCTTGCTGACCGCATTCGAGGTGGCACAGCGAAAGATGTGCAAAAAGCTATTGATGACAGTCGAGATTGGATTGGCATCTTTCCTACGTTGCAGAATCAATTGGTGCAGGCTGCAAGAAATGTTGGCATTGAAGAGCGTGTAATAGGAAAGAGAGAGTCATTAGCCAAGGCGTTGCGTACCAAAATGGGTACGTTCCCTGAGCGTTTTGGTCAGATTGGGCCTGCTGCGAAAAGAGCGGAAGAAACTGCACTAAGAGAAGCGCAAAGAGCAGAGTCTGAGGGGGAAAAGGCTGCGAAAGGTCTTTTGTCTGAAGCAAAAGAAGCCGCAGGAAAAGTTGAGTCAGAAGCCTTGACTAAAGCAGGAGATATTGCAAAAGGAACAGAAAAGCAAGTCCGCCAATCCGCTAAATCCGTTGCAAGGCAAGCTGGAAGAATTGAAGAAGAAGCTAAAACAGCGGGTGGAAAAGGTTTGACAGAAGCAGGGGAAGCCGCTGGGGAATTAACAAAAGAGGCCGCTGGCGTTCGTCAGTCGGCAGAGCAAAAAGTCAAAGTAATTCTCGGTGGTCAGACACCCGTTGAAAGGGTAAGAGACTTTTTGCTTGGCGCTAAGGCTGAGGAATGGGCGCAGATCAGTCCTATCATCAAATCCACGCCTGGAGGTCAGCAGCGACTTGCTGATGCGGTGAGTCAGGTTATTGCGAACCGTGCCGAGCAAAGCCTTAAAGGTGCCATTGCCGACATGAAGCTCATGCGAGAGAAACTTGTTGACAATGGTCTAATGTCCCAGGCAGATGCCGATAAGATCGTTGATCGCCTGCAAGAAATATTTGTTACGCCAATGGCAGAGAAGGCTCGCATTACGATGGCACAGCGCATGATTAGAAATGCGATTGCAAGTTATGCAGCCCCTGGTGTTCAGCGCGGTGTTAGCGCATTGATGGAATAGTTATGAGTCGAAAGAAAAGCGGCATCAATCCAGCACTAGAGTCGGCGATTGCCAAACTCTTGAAAGATGTCATGGATGATCCGGCAGCATCATTGACAGATAAGTCGAGAGTGATTGACCGTGCGTTGAAGTTAGAAGCGATACGGTTGAAGGCTACATCTGAAGATTGGGGTAGTGGGTTTCTTGATGGTGATGACGATGAGTCATAGAATAGTGCTTGCAATATCACCAATAGGGGCTAATCATGACTTCACCAATCACCATCATCAGGGTGGCTATCGGCGTTTTAACAGACAGGATTCTTACCGTACTTGCTTTAGCGATGTCCTTTTCGCTCTTTTGCTGGGCCATGTGGGGACCAGTGATTGAAAGGATTGTGATCGCAACAGGTTTTGCACTGCTGGTGTTTTTGCCAGCGCTCATCAAGGAGAAGCAACGTGATTCAACTCAAAGTCAGCAAGCAAGTGATCCAAGTGGGGAGCATGGAGCACCGTAAGCCAGCCCTCCCCACATTCCCGCTGATGAAGCAGAAGTACACAGCACCAGGAGTGCCATGCTACGGCACTATGACTGCTGCCGAGCAATGGGGAAAAAAAGATGGCAAATAATATTGCGTTTCAACCGATGGGCAAGACCTATCGATTGAATCTCACAACATCATCTGCTGAGTTGGCAATCAATGCTTACACGCCTTGCAATCAAGTGCGTGTGCATAACGGCACAGCAGCAGAAGTTGCGGTTCGGTTCTCTCAAACGACCGGTGCAGCAGCGGCATTTCCCGTATCAGGAACGCCATCAGATTCTGTAATCATTCACAACAATCAAACAGAAGTGTTCACCGTGCCACAAGCGTCAATTACTGCACAGTCAACGCTTTATGTATCTGGCATTGTTGGTAGTGGAACAGGGTATATCTACATTACTCCAGGCGAGGGTTTGTAATGGAAATCTCGCTATCAGTTGTCTTGCAAGCCTTGATAGGCGCAGGTGCTGGTGCTTTTGGTGCTTATGTGGCGATCCGTTCTGATCTTGCAGAACTTAAGGCTAGGGTTGAAGTGCTGCATAGTGCAACAGATAAGGCGCATTCGCGCATTGATCAAATCCTTAATAAGTAATGTTTGATCTGCTTTCAGGTGGCTTGTTAGGTTCTATCTTTGGTGGCCTATTCAGGTTAGCACCAGAAATCTTAAAACTTCTCGATAAGGCTAATGAGCGTAAGCATGAGTTAGCCATGTTCCAATTACAGACTGATCTTGAGAAACTTAAAGGTCAGTACAGGATGGAGGAGAAGTATGTTGACTACAGTGAGCAACAACTTGATACCATCAAAGCGGCCTTGCAGGAGCAGAGTCAGACGGCTCAGTCAGCAGGTTGGTTTGTTGCTGGCATTTCTGCGTTGGTTCGTCCTGGGATTACCTGGGCAATATTCAGTATGTACGCTGCCGTCAAAGCGGCTGCGATTACTCTTGCGTTTCAAAGCGATGCGTCATGGGCAGAGGTCTTGACAAAGACTTGGGATGAAGATGACTTTGGACTCTTCACCATGATTCTCACATTTTGGTTTGTTGGCAGAAGCATCGAGAAGTACAAGTGAATGAGGCGCTTGAGCTTGCCATCAATGTGCTTATCAAGCCCTTTGAAGGCTATGCTCGAAAGATGCCTGATGGTGGTTGCTGTGCTTATCCTGACCCCGCTACTGGTGGCGACCCTTGGACTATTGGTTTTGGTAGCACTGGCAGTGATATTCGCCAACATACTGTCTGGACAAAAGAACAAGCTGAAGATGCCCTTCAGGCGCATGTCAGGTACTTCGTATCCGGATTGGTAAAACTCTCACCGAGGCTTCTTTCTGCAAGCCCTAGACGTATTGCTGCCGTGATCAGTTGGGCGTATAACCTTGGTCTAGGCAACTACCGCATCAGCACGTTTAAGAAGCGTATAGACGCATCTGATTGGTCTAGTGCAGCAGAGGAGTGCCTGAAGTGGAATAAAGCGGCAGGAAGGGTGCTTCCTGGACTTACAAGGCGCAGACAGGCAGAAAGCATGATGATGAGGTAAGCATGGCTAAAGGAACGAATCTGAGCGTTGGAAGGGGAGAGAAACTCTCTGTCAGCAAAGGTGCTGGACTGACTGCCAAGGGTAGGGCTAAGTACAACCGTGCCACGGGAAGCAAACTCAAAGCACCAACGAAAGACAAAAGCAATCCAAGGCATAAGTCCTTTTGTGCTCGAATGAAGGGTGTTGTTCGAAAATCTAAAGGCCCTGCAACTAGGGCGAGAGCTTCTTTGAAGCGATGGGGGTGTCGATGAAAAAGGGTCTTTACTACAACATCAATAAGCGCAGGCGTTTAGGCTTGCCAGCTAAGAAGCCAGGACAGAAGGGTTATCCGACCAGAGAGGCTTTTATTCAATCGGCAAAGACTGCCAAAAGAAAACCCCGACGCTAGGTCGGGGAAAGAGGATACAGCTTCAGTGAGGCTATCTGCTTGCGGTTGCCTCAACCGCTAACCTACTGGCAGACTCAGCGGAGACACTAGAGTTCATTCTGGAGTAGTTTGATCGCATCGTCAAGGCGCATGATGCAAAGTGATTCTTCTCCATCTGCTCGGCATACCACCACCGGTGTCTGGCCTGTCGCTGCTGCACTTGTCTTAGCTTGCTGCATCCATTCGTAAACACCAATCTTTCTCCTTCGCTTGCATTCGATCATAAATGGCCCTAGATCGATGTCAGAGCCACCATCCCTTGCTTGACCAAGGACACGGATTACTTTGGTTCCCAGGCGCTCTGAAAGCGTTTTACAGACCTCTCGCTCATAAGCAGCACCACGGTCTTTTGCCAGTTTGCTCAAAAGTGGGTGCTCCTTAATAACCGATAGGCATGTCCACGGATTTCATTGTTGACGGCATAGCCAAAGATGTCTGGATCACATAAGGCTTGGAGGAAGTCATCACGTTGCCTAAGCATGTGCTCAAGCCTTGCACAGTGGCTTCTGAGTTCCTCATTGAGTGCTCGGAGTGTTTTCACACGCTCATCATCCACTGTGTTCATTTAGCTCACCTTCTTGAGTCTAATGGGCACTTGCCTGTCATCAGCAAAGACTTCATGGGTCGAGAACCGGAACCCACAGACGTTGCACTTACGTCTGCGAAAGTTCCAGTAAAACGCTGGATCGCTTTCCAAGAAGAATTGCCGAGTCTCAAGCACGATGGTTTGGTTATCCTCTTGCTTAGAGTGACACTTTGGACATTTCATCTTCCCACTTCTCCTTGGTCTTGCTCTCCAGCATGGCGATTGCCATCCTGTAAGCCTCATCAGCCACGGTGGTATGTGGTGATGCCGTGAGAGAACCTCGCATGATCATGGCTTGCATAGCCAGCCCTGCAAAGAAGTCAAGTCTTGTTGTAGGATCAGAAAGGGATGTCTGAGTCATCTTTGCCATAGGTCACCTCTTTAGCAGGCTTGGGTTGATAGGGTTTGCGATAGTTTGGGTCTTTGACAAAGGAATCTTCTGTAAGCCTGATGAGCAGGCCATAGTTGGTTTGCTTTCCCCATGCTGCAATTTTGAAACGATCACCGGGCTTGAAAGTAACTTCTCGATCAAAGACATACTCACCCTTAAAATTTGGTGCTTTGCTGCCTTCTGGTACTTCTTTAGAAAGCAATGCGCCTGATCCAGGTTCAAGCGACTTAAGAAATTCAGACATCTTCGTTTCCTTTGAATAAGTAATATTGCGCTACCGTTTTCTGTCCCGCACGGTATTCACGGGTGATGATGTTGTGACCTTGTCTGCGAAGTTCCTCTACCCTGGCAGCAAGCCGAAAGCACCCTAGATGGTTCAGTGCTTCCAGTGCCGTAATGGGACGGCGTTGCAGCCAATCCAAAACGGCCTCTGTCTGCGTCATACGTCCACTACCAGGGTGTCTACTTTTGGGAGGAATAGTTCTTCACAGTGCGTTTCTTGAACTCGCCTAATGAAGCGCTCTTTTGCATCCCCGACAAACTGATCGTAGATTGATTCATTCGCGAGAAAGAAGTCGCGAAGTTTCTGATTCTTCGCCTCCGTGTCCAACTTCTTGTTGCTTGCAATCCTGCCGATCATCCCAAAGAACCCTGCCTGCCATTCCTCTTCATCGTCAAAAGAGTCATGCACTGCACCGTTTGGAAGCATCAGCTTGAAAGCACCTTCCTTGGCCTCAATGACCGTATCAATCGGTGGCAAAGGCGTAACAGGCGGCAGGTCAACCTTGTGATACTGGTTGCTAGGAATCGTGTCCAGTTCAGTCTCATCGAGCATCCCCAATCCACAGTGGCCCAAGACAGTGCGTCGAATGGCTTTAGTTGTTGCCTTCATGAAGGCGTTGCAGAGTTTTTCTCCTGAAAGACCTTCAGTTGGTACTGCTCCTTGATTCTCTGTAAATCTTCCATCCTTGCCAGTGACTCGGACAGATACCACATAGACACCATCAAATCGTTCTTTTGAAATAATAGAAGTGGACAATCCATGCACAGAGGCAAGTTGCTGTGTGCATCCTGCGTTTGCATACAGCACCTTTTTTCCATTAAGTAATAGTAAATTGAACGGCTGTGCTGACGAATCGAGCCCAACTTGCTGGCACCGGTAGTTGTAGTAACTCGTAAGCTGGCCTTCTTTGAGTCCACTCAAGTCTCCACGAAGAACGATTGAATCGATGATCGACTGATCAAGTTTTGTTGGATCGACTAAATTACTCATGAATGTTCCTCATGATTTCTTCCATAAATACCGATACTTTGTCTTTGGTTCTTGGGTTCAAGATAAAGCCACCGCTTGTAGAAACAACCATTGTTTTCTCTGGATTTACTTGGTCGATATTGTTCCAAAGCAATTTACCTTCGATGCAGAACTTCCCAAATTCAATGGCAGTTTCTTGTGATTCGCAAGAACGCAAAAGACGAACGATGTCTTGATCAGTAAATCCAACCTCTATCATTGCATCCATAACGTCAATGAAATCTGTCATTTAAGTAAAAACCTCCTTGATCCAGGTTGTTCTCTTTGAAAGCGGTGGTAAACCTCTGGCATTTCTCGCTGCAAGGCTGTTGAATCAAACCGCACAGACCCTTTGGCTTGATTCCAAGTTGCAAGCACTCGACCGTCAAAGGTAAGCAGAGTCCCTGCTTCACGCATCGTCGCTTGAATCTCTGCTTGCAGTTTGCTTTCCTCTTCTTCATAGCGCTTTAGATGCGCTTTAAGCTCCTTCAGGCGCGTGCAAGCATCTTCTAAAGACTGATTAGCCATCGTGGCCTGTCCATTGCTTGTAGGCCATAATTTGCGAGCAGACTCTGGTGTATCAGGGGTTGGTGGTGTTCTGGTCTGGATCAAACCCCATAGCTCGGCTTCTGTCTTAATTAGCTCTTCCATTTCTTGCTCAGGAATAGCTTGATCAAAAGTGACTAGTTCCTGGCCTCCAAAGAGCACAGCCAGTATGACTCGATTGACACCATGCACTGCTGCTTCATGGATGCACTGAGCACGGTCTGCCAAGGGCATAAGCGTTTCATCAAACTGGTTGCGTTTAGATTGGTTGTAGTTCTTCACTTCGATGAGCGTCTTGCCATCCTCGCTGATGAAATCAAAGTGAGACTTCATGAAGGAGTGCTTCTTGTGCTGAAGTTCGTAGTCAGCTTCTTTGATGTTGAGTTTTAGCCGGTGAGAGACTTCTCGGCCAATCACGTCTTGCAGTTTCAGTCCCCACTGCACTGCTTCGATGTGGCTTATGTCTTCACGTTCAGTCTGCCCGATCTTCTCGAGGTAGACCTCACAAGACTTACCGTCAGCGATCTTTCTGGCATCTGTTGCCCAGATTGCTGATCGTCTGTTGGTTGAAGAGAAATCTTGCAAGGGTTGGTTTAATGTCAGTTTTGTCAGTTCTGCTTCAGTAAGTACAGGTAAGATCACTTGCGTCTCCATAGGTTTTTCAAAATCGTCCAGAAAGTTTGGTTTGTGCATAACCGTCCTTGGTTACAGTTTTGGTTGCAAGGTGGGCAGGTCATATTGACTCCTAATAACAACGTAAGATTTCAACGTCAGGGCCAACAACACAGGTTTTGTAAGCCCCTTTACCCCAATTTCCTGAGGCCCATGCAGAGATTGCTCCTTGCAGCGCCCTTGGTTCAAAATCAAAGTTTTTAATGGCAACAACATCGCCAGGTTGCATGTCTTTGATAAGTGGGTAATAGAACCTGTGCATCGTCCCTGGTGGGTGCTTAAAGGTTTTGCTTGATTTCTTTGGCACAGAGACAGTAAGGACTCCATACTCATTGCCGTCTTGATCGATGACTTTGTATTTGCAACCTGATGCGTCAAGCAACTTAATTGCCTGAGCGATAGTGCGTTTAACGACTTCGGGAATCATGCTGCCTCCTCATCAAAGCAAGTGCTGATGTCTTTAACAGCATCACGGTTCTTGATGACGTTCATCATTTGCTTAAGTTCTTCTACCTCATCAAACAAGCGTTCAATGACCTTGACTTGATAGTCAGACATCGAGTTCCAATCGCCTGCGAGGACACGTTGAAC